CCATGGCAGAAATGGATATGGTTATCAAACATGATAGATGCATGGAGAATATTCCCTAGAGCATTTCTATCAGTATACATTATATTATTATATAAGTGTACAATATGGTTCATGGAATTACCAGCACCAACATTCGAGCAGTCAGGGTTGATTTCAGTGGTAGTAGGAGCAGGCGCAGCTTGGTTCGGTCTATATGCTGGAACGGCGAAAGACAAGATAAACGGTAAGTAACAAAAAATAGTTCTTGACATTTAGTTATATTTTTAGTATAATAGTTGTATGAATTTATTTTACTTAGACGAAGATTTAGATAAGTGTGCGGAGTACCATGTTGACAAGCATATTGTCAAGATGCCTTTAGAGGCAGCACAAATACTTTGCACCACTATCTGGATAGACAAATACCTAGGCTTTGTACCTAGAGCATTGAACGCAGAGGAGCGAGAAGTACTGAATAAGGAGAAAGCTTTAATCAAGCATCTACCTCCATCAGAGCGTCCCGTAACTCCCTACCTCCCTATGATGTATAACCACCCTTGCACTATTTGGGCAAGATGTTCGTTAGACAATCATGAGTGGACACATTGCTATGCTAATGCACTCAATGATGAGTACCATTACAGATATGGCAAACAACACAAGTCAATAGTCGAAGTAGTTAATAAACTACCTGAGACAGTAAACATTCCGAGACTGGGCTTTACCCAATTCGGTTTGGCTATGCCAGATGACCTTAAAGATTATGATAATCCAATACAATCGTATAGAGACTATTATCACCTAGATAAGGCTACATTTGCGAAATGGTCACACCGCCCTAAGCCCAGTTGGTGGAATGAAGATTATGCCGACTACGAAAAGAGAATTACTAGAAGCTAATGTACAAGTTTAAAGAAGATAAAACATTAGAGATGTTGACTAAGTACATAGACGATACTTATAACCAACACTACAGTAATGGCAAGATACAAGCTACAGAAGTAATCTTTGATGCGGGACATGGAGAAGGCTTTTGTATAGGTAATATACTTAAGTATGCACAGAGATACGGCAAGAAAGATGGAAGAAACACAGCAGACTTATTAAAGATAGCACACTATGTAATCATACTGCTAGGAGATAAGAAACAAAGATTTAAAGATAGAATGGAACAACAAGTATATGATGATGATGAATGGGATAGAGTATAATGTATAGAATAATTCATGAATTTCTAAAAAGCTCTCGAATACAAAATGTATGGAGACTTTTTGATGGCGATTAAAAGTAAATCACACGAAAACTTAACAGAAACAAACATTCAGCATGTAATAAACCTATTAGATGCAGACACAGCTATAACAAAGAAAGAAGCTTGTAGTCTATTAAACATAAGTTATAATACGACACGATTAGCAAAGATTATAGAAGAACACATAGAGACAGTATCCTTTAGAGAAAGGCGTAAAGCAATGAACAAAGGTAAAGGTGCTTCTCAGCAAGAGATTAGAGATACTGTAAGATATTACATTGATGGAGATAATGTTACTACTATCGCAGCAGCACTCTACAGGTCTCCAGCCTTTATTAAAGCAATTATAGAAAGGTTAGGAATACCACAGAAATTACCTGCAACAGACTATGCAGGACACAAAGCAGCTATGATACCAGAACAGTGTGTAGCTGACTCCTTCGAAGTAGGAGAAAGAGTATGGTATGCTAGAAAGAACGAGATGGCAGAGATATTAAAAGTAGATAACAGTGATTTATATTTAAACAAATATGGGTGTGCTTGTTATAAACTTTGGGTATTAACTCCTTGTGATTTAAGCAAAACATTCTTCCCTCATTTAGATGGAAGCAAAGCAGGGTATTTTAGCCATGCATTAACATACGACTTAGGTAGTCTAAAGCACTTACAGGAATATCTGTAAGGATAAGGAAAACAACATGGAATATTTTATCGCATTTTATATAAGTGGCGTAGCGTTAGCTATGGCTAAACTTTATGTGCCAAGCTGGAAATTAATAAAAAGCGTAGACCCTAGAAATCCTTTAGTTGTAAATAAAGTAATGGCTTTTTTTGTGATGCTAATTGGTTTCATAATTATACTTATTCCTGTTACTCCAGCATTATTATCTGATAGATTAAGAGACAGTTTTTGTGCGTCATTTTGTAACGCCGTCTTACAGAGAGGATAATATGTATAGTAAAGAAGTAGTAGATAGATTCGAGAGTGTACTAGCAAACCCAAAGAAACATTCAGTAGGAAGATTTGACCCGAAAGACCCTATGGTTGCAACAGGAATGATTGGAGCACCTGCGTGTGGTGATGTAATGAAACTACAGTTAAAGTTAGATGATGAAGATAAAATCATTGATGTTAAGTTCAAAACTTATGGCTGTGGTAGTGCGATTGCAAGTTCCACATTGTTTGTAGAGATGTTAACAGGTAAGACAATAGAAGAAGCAAAACAAATAAAAGACAAAGAGATAGCAGCAGTATTACAACTGCCCCCAATCAAGCTTCATTGTTCTGTACTAGCAGAAGGTAGTATAAGAAGTGCCATAGAAGATTGGGAAGAAAAAACAAAACATAGAAGACATAATCAATGAGAGAATTAGGAATGACAATGCTAGGAGTATCTGTAATCTTTGGATTCTTTACACTTAAAATTTACCCTAACTTAGAGTATAGTGGATATGGTGGCGGACATTCATGCACAGGTGAGTGCTACAGAGAATATGTTGCATTAAACGGTACCTCAGTAGATATACTTAGAGCAAAGAAAGCTCTTGCAGCAGGTGATGAATTTAGTTCAATAAAAAGTTTATGGACAGGATGTTCAGCATGCCATGGAACAGAAGGACAAGGTATGGCAGTATTTCCTAAATTAGCAGGTCAATCTGCTGATTATATAGTTGATAGACTTAATACATATAAGAATAGAGGTGAGGTAGGAGCAATGAGTTCTACAATGTGGGGCCAAGCAGGCAAGCTCACAGAACAAGAAATAAACACAATAGGAAGATTTGACCCGAAAGACCCTATGGTTGCAACAGGAATGATTGGAGCACCTGCGTGTGGTGATGTAATGAAACTACAG